CGTAGTGGTTATGATTTAAAAACTGCTAGACGATCTATGAATTTGATGTTGGCAGAGTGGGCAAATCGTGGTTTAAATTTATGGACCATAACGTATGGCACACAAACATTAACTGCTGGCACAAACTTTTATGCAATTGATCAAAATGTTGTAGATATAATAGATGCTGTTGTAACAACTACAACTGGCGCAACTTCTAATTTAGAAGGTGATAGTAGCACTACAGATGTTACTATGAATAGAATATCTAGAACTGAATTTATAAATTTAAGTAAAAAAGAAAACTCATCAACAGGTGACGCAAGACCAACACAATTTGCTTTGGTTCCTGGTACAGTCACAACTGGTGGATCAACTACTAGCGGTAGACCAGCAAACGATATGACTTTGTTTTTGTATCCTAGCCCAGATAAAGCATATATATTTAAATATTTTTATCTTGCTAGAATAGCAGATGCAGGAGATTATACAAATAATGCTGATGTACCTTTCTATTTTCTTCCTTGTTTAACTGCAGGATTAGCTTATTATATAAGTTTAAAAAGAGCACCAATGTTAAGTGCAAATTTAAAAGCGGTGTATGATGAAGAATTTAAACGTGCTAGTGAAAACGATAGAGAAAGAGTTTCTTTTAGAATTGAACCAGCACGGGCGTACACACCATAGGAGGTAATATGCCAATATGTAAACATTGTGACCATGAATGTCATTGTAGTAACGGCGGCTCATGCTGCGGTGGACAATGTAAATGTGGGAACTGCGAATGTCAAAAGGAGGACAAATGAGCAATAAAAACTGGAACAGTCAAACTGCTAACCCTATGGGTGGTGATAAAACTGGAATAAAATTTGGCAGAGGTCAAATAAATATTCCTGCCCCTGTAGAAGCTGCTGCTATAACTACAAAAGGTATTGCACCAGCAAAAGGTAAAGCACAAGATATTACTGTAGAAAAAGGAAAAGTATCTGGTACCATGCAAAGCATGGGCGCTGCTAAAAAAGGCGGCGGTTATACTTGGAGTTAATTAATGTCTTACGCGACAGGTAAATACGCAAAATTTATTTCTGACCGTAGTGGTATGGAATATCCATACAAAGAAATGGTTGTGGAATGGAATGGAGCACGTGTTCACAAAAGTGAGTTTGAACCTAAAACACCACAGGACAGACCAAATAAGCACGCACCTGATGCAATAGCATTACAATTTCCAAGACCTGCAAGAGTAGAAAATGCAACAGAAAGATTGTTACCTTTAAATCCATTTAGATTTACAGCGTCTAGTACAACAGTAACAGTATTTGAACCCACTCACAAAAGATCTACAAGTGACACAGTTAGATTTAGAACTGTGTCTGGTAATTTATTTGGTGCATCAAAATCAGAAATAGAAGCAGAAGCTGGGTTTAGTATAACAAAAACAGATGATGATTTTTACACGTTTACTGTGTCAACAGCACCATCTATTACCGGAAATGGTGGCGGAGGACAAACGTCTTCTGGTCCAGCAACATTGAGTAACTAATGACTACATACGCAGAACTAACACAACAGATATTAGATTATACAGAAGTTAGTACAGATGTATTAACATCTACAAGAACAAATGATTTTATAGAACACACGGAAAATAGAATACTAAAAGAAGCTGATTTAGACGCTTTTAAATCACATCAATCAGCTAATCTTGTTACTAGTAATCCATTTTTATCGTTACCTGGTGGCACATCACCAGATCCAACATCATTAGCTACAATACGAACAGTTCACATATTTCCTGCATCAGGAACACCAACAAGAGATTTTTTAGAACATCGTGATCTTAGTTACATGAATGAATATTGGCCTGACAGAACTGCTACAGGTACACCAAAATATTGGTCATGGTGGGATCAAAACACAATATATCTTGCGCCTACGCCGGATTCAGCGTATAACGTGGAGTTAGGAATTACTAGATTACCAACAAGACTATCTAGTTCTAACACAACCTCATGGTTGGGTGACAATGCTCCAATGGCATTGCTTTATGGATGTCTTGCAGAAGCCTTTAAGTTTTTAAAGGGACCAGCGGAAATGCTGCAATTATACGAACAATCTTATCAACGTGCTATACAAGAGCTAATAGTTGAACAAACTGGCAGACATAGACGAGATGAGTACATGCATGGAGAACTTAAATTCCCTATGCAATCTGTTAAAACAAATACTAGAGGAGAATAAACATGGCCATAACACAAGCTGTATGCACAAGTTTTAAACAAGAATTACTTGTTGAAGGACATAACTTTACTAATGGGCAAGACACGTTTAAAATTGCATTGTACACAAGTTCTGCCTCTCTAGATGCTTCAACCACTGCTTTTACTACATCTAACGAAGTTTCTGATTCAGGATCTTATTCGTCAGGTGGAGGATCATTAACCAGTGTAACACCAACAACTTCAGGTACTACTGCTATTTGTGATTTTGCCGATATATCTTTTACATCAGCTACCATCACTGCAAGAGGAGCTATGATTTATAATAGCTCTAATTCTAACAAAGCAGTTTGTATTTTAGATTTTGGTGGAGATAAAACATCTACGAGTGGAACATTTACAGTTCAATTTCCAACAGCTGATGCAAGTAACGCTATATTAAGATTAGCATAGGAGAAAATAAATGGCTTTAGTCATTAATGATAGAGTAAAAGAAACAACTACCACAACGGGAACAGGAGCTGTATCTCTTGCAGGTGCGGTAACTGGTTTTGAAACTTTTGCTGCTGGCATTGGTAATTCTAATACAGTTTATTATTGTATTGCACACCAAACAGCTGCGGAATTTGAAGTTGGTCTTGGCACATTAGATGGTGATAGTTCTGATCTTACTCGTACAACAGTTATATCTTCTTCTAATAGTGATAGTGCTGTTGATTTTGCAGCAGGCACAAAAGATGTTTTCTGTACAATTCCAGCAAGTAAATTAATATTTGAAGATGCTAATAATGATGCAACTGTAGGTCGTAACTTAACAGTTACTGGAGATTTAACAATTTCTGGTGATGATATTACTATGGGTACAAATACTTCTGGTAATATATTAGTAGCAGACGGAACAAATTTTAATTCTATTGCGGTAGGAGATTTATCAGCAATATCAACTGTTGCAGCAGATGATGTATTAATTGCAGTAGATACTTCTGGTGGTGGACTTAAAAAAATAGCAAGAAGTGATCTTGTTTCTGGTTTAGCTGCTGGAACAATGAGTAATATATCAGATGATACTTCTCCTCAATTAGGTGCTAATTTAGATACAAATTCACATAATATACTAATAGATGATGCACATTTTATTGGTGATGAAAATGGTAATGAACAAATAATATTTCAAACAACAAGTTCAGCAGTAAATCAAATTGACGTAACAAATGCTGCTACAGGTAATGGACCTACTATATCTTCTACTGGAGGCGATTCAAA